CGATTCGGACGCAAGCATGTTCGTATACAATGCCATGTAATGGGTGTTGTATGCAAGTAGGTCGAGAAGCACATTGATTCCCGATCCCTCGTAGTCAAAATCGCTGAACTCCTCCGTATCAGACAGATATGTCTTGAGGTTGTTCTTTATGGAGTCGAAATCCAGATTGGTTACTGGAGTTGTCAGTGCGCGATTAGGCATTTATCTCAGCCTTTCTATGGTTAGGAACATCCTTGATGATTGCCTCGTATTCATAAGCATGAACGATATGCTTACCTCAAACATGTTCTTCACATCGTTGAATACGACAATGACATCGTTTATCTTGGCTCTTGGCTCGTATCTGTTGAGAAGATCGATGATGTTGGATCGCAACATCACCGCTGTGATGGGAGTTGCTGGCTCAAACAGGAGCCTTGTCAGTCGCGAGTCTATCTCTGGCTTGAACGGCTTGTCGTACTTGTTCATGAGGACAAGGTTTCTTATGGATCGCTTAACCGCCTCCTCGTCCTTTTTCTGTGGGACATCACCCGTCATCGGATGCGGGGAAAAGTCAAGATCAAGATCCTTGAACAGGTTTTTTCGTATCTTGTTCATCTATAGTCTTTTCCCGAATTGAGCAGGAACGATATTTGATCCCTGGAGTATTCAAACTCAGATTTGACGCTTGGTTCATCCAAATGGTCAAGAATATTGAGTTCACACCACTCAATTGTTATGTATCCATAAACTACCAAACTGTCGCTGCAAAAGAGCGGCAGTATGCTAAAAGCCATGATGTCGTGCAGTTCGCAGAACTTCTTCGTATTGGACTCAAAGAGAGAGTCGGTCATTCGTATCGATGGATTGTTGTCCCTGAGGTGTTGAATGATCTCTACAAATCTACTGACAAGCACATCCTGTCGAAACTGCATTGTCGATGGTGTCTTCGGTTCGCATGACTGATGCGATATGCTCATCTTTCGCATTGACGATCCGTCTGCGAACTTTCCCCCATTGTGAAACTGAGTCAAGGAAACCCTAGATGCTTTGGTCTTCATTCGAAGTTCGCTAACCATGTCAGATATCCGCATGTTGACATGGTTGAAGGTTTCTTCCTTCCTAAGTGCTGTCTTTTTCTTAAAGTATCTAAACAGGGGCTTCGCTGCTACAAGTAGCCCGATACCAGCGGTCAGAATGCCCAAAACACCAGCAAGCACCTCACCCCATCCTTGTAATGTCTCTGTATCCATGAGTTCTCCAAAGTAGGGAAATATTTATCATATACCAAAATGATGAATATGTTCCACTTTGGATATTCAATGTGCCAAAGCACTATCCACCAGAGCCAGGAAGACCAGGAATACCAGGTTCGGGTTGGGGTCTATTATTCACCGTGGTGGGAGTTAGTTCTGTCAATGGTTCTCTATCGTACTCAGCACTTGCCACCAGTCCAGCAAAATCCACCGCGTCGTTTTTCACATTGATTCCATTTTCAAGCGCAATAGCAGAAAGTGCATCTCTTCCCTGAACAGTGCTTATGAGATTCATAACAACCTGTCCACCAAAGCAGGGATCCGATAGGATACTTCCGACCAACCCGTTGGCAAGCGCGTAATCAGCAAGAGCCGCTGCTGCTGCGATATATGTTGCCTTGTCTCCTTTTATGAAACCATCTATGGTGTCGCTAAGTTGACCTATGTTTCCAGCGAGTTTTCCTATCTCACTCAATGTTTCCGCCGTGGCTAGTATACCAGTGGTGGAAGTTTCCTCTCCAGTTACAGGATCTACGCCCAAAGTTATCTGATAACTGACCTCATCAAGGAGTCTCTCGACCTCATTCATGTTTCCCGAGAAGTTCTCGAAAAATGGTCCGACAAATCTTGGATTCAATGAGGTAAACGCCTTAGAAAAGTTGTCTTCAAGGACAGCACCAGGGTCCTTAAGGACTTCCTTCATGGAATTGTATGCAGACATGGTGCCGATTATCTGATCAAGCGTGGCATATCCAACATCGGGATCTCTGATGACTCCTGCCAAGATATCTGTGTGTTGCTTGAATCTCTGCAAGTCGGCATTCAATTTGGTGAGATTGTCATTCAACTTCTGTAGATCGTCGCCCAATTCGGTAATGCCTTGCAGAACATCAAGCCTTCCAAGCATATCACCTATCTGTTGACCCAATAGCCCTGTGATCTGCCCCAATGGATTCCTAAGTAGGTTTCCATTCATGAATGCGTTTATGAACTTCTTGATTCCTGGTGGGATCAAGCCAGATATCAGACTGCAATTTGAAGCGTCGAAGATGTTTGGATAACTGCTCATTAGCCAGCCTCCACATTGCTGATGGCAACAAGAGGGTGTCCACATGTCGCAAAATCCAAGGATCTGCTCACGGGAATGTCCTCAACAAGCACACTGGGAAGTCCCGTGAGCATTACCGCCTCATGGACTGGATTGGAGTCATGTGGTGTGATTACACTTCCGATCCTTGCAGCAGGACGATCATTAACCAATACGCTGAATGCACCAGTGCTGACGAATCCACCAGCATAGTCTCCAAGTTTTCCAACCATGAGCATCAGAACTCTCCTCCATCTAACAATGATATGTTGAAATCAAATAGCGGTTCAAATCCAGAATCAATAATGTATGGCGGTATTCCTTGCGATTTACTGACACAGACATAGGTGATGCTATCGTCGGTGTAATAGACCACATCGCCTGGTTGATATGCGGTAGACAGAGAGTATGTCCCTTTCCAAGCGAGATATGCCATGTCAGCCTCCAAGGAACGGGTTTGGGTACAGGCCAGGAATTATCATGGCATCCACCTCTCCCTTTCTGGAGAGGCAGTTCAACTTGATCGTCGGGATCTTTCCAGAGAGAGCAAGATCGCTGCCGATGCGTGTCTTGAGAATCACATCACCGACATTGGAGTTGACCACGAATCCACCAAGACCCCATATCTCACTGACGCAGTTTCCATAGACGGTCGTGTACTTGTTGCCCATGACTGTTTCTCTGTAGTCCCCAAGCACAGCAACATCCCATGTTCCATAGACAACCGCTCGCACATCTCGGAATGCCTGAAGATTCACATTCCCGTCAACCTGTAGGTTTAGGTTTCCACCAGTAAGTCGTGAGCCAATGTAGACGCTCGCATCGCCCTTTATGGTGATCTTTGCGGAACCGTCTATCTGCACGAAGTCACTACCCGCTATCAGTTCGTAGTTGTTTCCCTTGATCTTGTGGACTCTTGTTCCAGGAGGATTGCCTTGGAACGCACTTGAGACCTCCTCATAGGAACCACCAGGATGATATGTGTGGTGTCTTTCCTTTCCTGGAGTATCGTCCCACTCCTCGACCATGCCAGACTTGGTGGTGAACACCTTGTTGTTGGGATACTCTGGCTTGTAGGGTGTCTCTGGTTCAGACCACTTTTCCTTTTCGAATGTGTCCCATGCCACAGGAACATCGGACACCACATTGTCCTTCTTGCTTTGCACAATTGTCTGCTCTGTGTTTTTTCCCGTCGCCAGGAAATTCACATCGCTGTGCTTCGCGTCCACATATTCCTGAGTTGGATATGTGCCAGATGGATCATTGAATCCTACATCCTTGTTAGCAATCTCCTGCGGTATTCCACCCACAGAGAACATCACTATGGGCTGCTGTGCATTGTCCCCATCGCGAAAGAATCCAAACACATGGGATCCTTCGATGAGTCCTGTGGGGGATTTTCCGACACCGCTTATGGATGCGCTAGTTATGTCGAGAAGAGGATGTGCCCAGGGAAGATCGGCTGTAGGCAGGGTCTTCTTGTTCTCGGGGTGGTATCCGAAAATGCGAACACGAACCCTGCCAAGAGTCAACGGATCTTTGGTGTCCTCGACAACACCAAACCACCACACAAATCCGTTTTGACCCATTATCATCCTAAATCAGTTCCTTTCGTTGTGGCCGAAGTTTTCGTTTCCCCATCTCTCCCAATCCAACATCTCTTCCTTGGTGTATGGCAACTTCCACAACTTCTTCTCGGTTTCTGCTGGCGTTATTACTCTCTTTTCGCTTTCTTCCATGCTATTGCTCCATTCTAAAAAGTTGACCTCTCGTATGCATCGGGTATTCCTCTGATCAAGGAGTCCTTTGCCATTGTTATGGTGGTGTTGTAACCAACCTCTCTATTTATCATGTGCTTCAGAGATACGATCATGTATCTGCCACTCAGATAACCATCCTCCCAATCTTTCTCGGTTGCACTCATGTAGGCTGTCTTCGGTATCTCAAAATTGATGATGTCGAGAAGGCGAAGACTTGAGTTTCCATTCACAAGCAAAGTCATCTTCATTGTATTGAACTGGTTGATTATGCTTGCCCTGTTGGGCAAGTAGTTTTGGGGAACATCGTTTTCAGTTCCAGAACCGAATCTGCTCGTCTGCACTGGCATGTAGTTCATGAAACCCATCTTTGCATCGACCAAACTCCTGTCGTTCGGAGAGATGAGTTTCTGTGCATTCAGGTGTGGAACCTTTCCGAACGAATCATGGTAATCGTATTCGAAGTAGTCCATCTTCTTGTTCGTGATGTCATGCGTCATGAGATAGCCAGAGTACATTCCCCGCTTGTATTCCGAAACCCTGTCGAAGTATGCATCCACCTGATAGTCCTGAACCTTCTCAAAGAACCTATTCACATCGGTTCTGTTCATTGGATTGTGTGGCTCATGTCTATAGGTCATTACCGTGGGAAACTGAGATCTGTGAACAATATCCGCAAGATGAAAGCCATCCACATCCTCATAGAAGAAAAAGCATGATGGGGTGGTTCTGTTCGATGGACCAGGCGAGAATGCCCTCTGTGCCAACCAGTTTATGGAATAGAGGGGAGACCAGTATGGAAACAGGAACTGAAACTCCTTGCTGTTCACTGGATCTATCGTAAGAGGCTTCGCGCGCTTGAAGTTTTCAGTGAAGATTTTTTCCGCTATCTTCGCTATCGTTCCCTTCTTGGAACAAGATATCTTGGCCTTGTTGTTTTCGAACTGCGTTTCGCTGATGAACTGCAACTTGTATGTTTCCGACTTCTCGTTGCTTCGACGCGACTTTCCCAAAACAGCAAAGACCTTGCCAACTATTTCAATCGGATCCGCTGCACCTGGTGTCTTGAAGGATATGAACACGGTCTCGTTTCCCACTATTGGAATCGCCTCTGAATAGTTCAGTGCGTCCAACAGGAGCAGTTCACCGATCATCTTGGTGTCGTATATTGTTTCGAATGTCATGAGTTCGATGAACTGCGGCAATAGATCAACGGGTGTTCCACCGTTGTTCGACACTATCTGCAACTTCAGAATCTGGTAGTCGTTCTGCTGCGAGTATGATGTTGTGCTTGCTGGTGTATTAGACATTGTTCAAGAACGAGTCCACATCTCGGTTTATGTTGGCAATATAGACTGGATCGACAAGGACGATGTTTCTCTTGTCATCGTTGATCTTTGTTTCGTATTCGCGATTCGTCACCACATCGTCCACATGATCCTCAAGTATGTACCTTCCAATCGGAGTTGCTCCGAATGTGAACCCGAAACTTGAGGTTGATAGGAACTCGCCGTGCAGTGACTTTGGAATCCGTGGATTCAATATCTCGCCATCGGAGTTCTGAAAATGATGCACTGCATATGGACTCTGCGCCACCTTTCCGATCCTTGCGACATAGTAGGTGGCCTCTCCAAGGACATTTGTATTTGCACCAGAAATGAGGTCTCCCTCTGCGGGTATCCATGCTGTCTTCTGCGTCAAGTCTATGACAAGTCTGCAATACTGCGGGTCGTACTCAACAACCCTTGCGTTCTTTAGCGAATCCAATATGGATGGTTGTGCATCGGCACTGCTCACGCCAGTGGCATACACGATGTCGTTTGTGCGGAAGGAACCTTCAAATGCCGTTGATCCACCCACGCTTGTCAGAAAGACCGTGTAGCCAGGATACTTTTCGGTGATGTAGTTGTCCATTGCAACGGAGGATAGAACCCAATCGTAATATGGATTCACCATGTTGTTTAGGTTCAGAACCATCCAATTCAGATATGAGTCCTTGTATACCCTGTGTGCGAGAATCTCTGGCCTATCTGTATCGTTGATCGTGATATTAAGCGGATATGCGCCTTCGTCTATGACCGTCTGCTCGACCTTGAACCTGACGGTGATGTCGGACATCTGCCTGTAGCCTTGTGGCGTGACATAGTTTACTGTTGGTAATTTGTCGTACATGTATCAGTATCCGTGAACGATGTGTTCGTTTGTAAGTTGTTCCATCTCTTGGAACCCCAACTCTAAGCGAATGAATGCTGGCTTCGCATCCGTGAATGTCTTGAAATCTCCTGCCGCAGAAAAGTCAACCGACACCGATTGCAATGCAAGTCTTGGCATCTTTGGCAAGTTGTCGTTTACCACCACCATCCCACTTGGTTCCTGTATCGTGTAGAATGTCATCTCAAACTCTGCGGGGAATGTGTAGAAGTGTCCACCACCACCCTGCAAGCCAGGATGGGCATGGTATCTGAACATTCTTATTATGTTGAGTACCGTTTCCGCTTCCTGTTCGTTCCTTGGCATGAAATCGAATGAGAATGCATGTGTTCTGATGTTCACATCGCGGAACATCATTTCTTTTCGTGGATTCTGTACAGTTCTGGTCGCAGCGGCTCTCACAGCGGCAAGATTTGCCTCTGCCGCTATTTCATTGACCGCACCGCCTATTATTTGATTAGAATTCTGAGCCATCTGCCCTATCAAACCCACAGCATCAGAAATACCCTTTCTTCCTGTTTTTTCAAGCAAAGCCGATACAGCACCTCGCTTGCCAGACAACGCATCA